AATGGATTACGAAGATACTGAACTTAAGAAGTTCTTTGCTCCAGAGTTCCGTAATAGACTTGATGGCGTTGTAGCATTTGGCAAACTTGAGAAGAATGTAATGATCAAGATTGTTGGCAAGTTCCTTGTTGAACTTAAAGACATGCTTACAGAGAAAAAAGTTACTGTTGATATTACAAATGAAGCCATTGATTACCTTGTTGATGTAGGCTTTGATAGCAAGATGGGTGCAAGACCTTTACAAAGAACTATTGATAAAGAGATCAAGAAGGATCTAAGTAAACTATTATTGTTTGGTGCTTTAAAGACAGGCGGACACGTAGTTATCGATGTTAAAGACAATGCTATTGTACTTGTTACGGATAAAGCAACAAAACCCGTAACTGTTGATGCATAAGCCTTTAGATAAATACATGTATGCCAAGCAATAGCGAAACAATTTTATCAGCAAATACACATCCAGGAGACAGTACTGTTACGACTGTAACAGGAACTGATTACAAAGGTGATGGGTATTACGGTCGTGCAGATGGTTTGCACACTGTACAGTACAATTATGCAGGTCTAACGGGTACTATTAGTATCCAGGCTTCACTTGCTACTACACCTACAGACAGTGACTGGTTTGAAGTACACTCTTACACAGCCGCAAACGAAACTGATAATAAATTTGCTAACTTTACAGGCAACTATGTTTGGATTAGAGCAAAACTTGTGTACACTGATGGTACTGTAAACAGTATCATGCTGAATCATTAGGAGTTATTATGGAAAGTATTAGTATTATATGGCAAGGTAAACAAGACGATGTTGATGCTATTGTTGCAGAACAAGTACTAAACTGTACAGGTGAAGCACTTAATGAATCAGAAACACACTTCCAAGTATTTGAGTCTGACAAAGGCGAAACTATCCTTACTATTGACACCCACAACAAGTTAAACGAAGCACAAAGCAACGAAATTGCTGAAGATATAGCCGATAAACTGTTTGATATGGGCTTCTCCAAGTTCGATATAGAGATCTCTGTATAATCTTTTAGTTGACAAACTGTGATAAATACTTTATATTAGCAATATAAAGGGTTATTATCGTTATGAAAACATTTCAAGAATATTTAAAAGAAGCGGGTTTCCGTGAAGGTAGTAACGGCATTATCTTCAAAGGTAAAGAAATAGATACAGACACTATCGAATACGATATGCAAGATTATAGTGATATGATCTTTGTTATAGATATTGGTGTAAAATACACAGACGGCACAGAAGTAGATGATGCAGACATGGCAGAGTTAGAAGAACTTCCTGCATATATAGATTGGGTTTATCAAGACTACAATGACAGAATGGCCGACCAAGCAGACATGTATAGAGATGCACAAAGGCACGGTGATTTTGAATCAATTAATACTCCTGAAGACGATTTTGAATCATGGGCAGAATCAGTTGTCGATGAAACAATTGACAAACAAAAAATTGCTATCTTAAATAAAATGATAGATAAAAACCTACCAGTAGGTCCAGACGGAACAAATGCAATTAGTAGCCTTGAAGGTATTATTGATGAAGAAACTTTTAAGAAAGATATAATTGCTCTTGCAGATAATGATGCAGATGCAGATGCAAGACCACTAATACAATCATATATTAAAAATAATATGCCTAATATACTAGGACAGTTAGATTTTGGTGATATGAAAGAAGACGATACTACAGATGTAACTATTGACAAAGACGGTGCTATGTCTCTCCCAGGCAACGAAAAAGAAGAAGAGCCTAAAGACAAAAAAGCAAGTACCGAAGAAGTCATTGAGTTTGTACGCTCATTCTATGATAAAGAAACTGGGGCGTTTCCAAAAGGTGAAACTGGAGTGGTAATATCCGCTCGTAAGCGTTTTGGCGATTCCGTAGGGGATCTAGTCGAGAAGTTTGTATCCAAACTATCAGGTAACGAGGTACAAGTTGAAGACGACGATGTTAGTGAAGCAATTCCATATATGTACAAGTTACAAAAAGATGGAAAAAGTGTAGACGAGATTGCTAAAGAACTTGGCATGAAACCCGAAGATGTTGTACAAGCAATGAAAAAATCTAAAGATGTTAGCGAAGGCGGCAGTGCTTATGATATAGCGTCGACAGATTGTGAAAAAATAGTTGACGATGCAAGTACTGTACAAGATGCTATCGAAGACATTGAAAAGTTAAAATCTAGTCAAGACGACGATGCAGATGGCAACTATGCTAAAAAAGTATGTGATGATTACATTTCTATGTTAAAAGAAAAAGGGTTACAAGCAGTACAAATGACTAACGCGACTAACGAAGAATTAGCACGTATCAAAGAACTAGCCGGATTATAACACCCATTAAAAATATAAGTTAAATACTTGCATGTACAAAGTATTTGACAACGTATTACCCAACACTATGCAGGATCACCTGCAAATGGTTTTTGAAGATCCTAATGTCCAATGGTTATGGCAACAAAACACAAGTGGTTTTGCAGATTGGGAACTTAACTATCTAGCCAACAATAAAGACATAAAAGAATCTCCACAGTTTGTGCATACAATATTAGATCCAGCAAACAATATAACTTGTTATACATGGGAAATGGTTAAGCCTATCTTTTACTTTTTGGAAAAAGAAACAGGATTAACAATTAAATCTATCGAACGTGTAAAAAGTAATTTAATGATACCCGACGGAACTGATCCAACTACAACATACAATCCTCCACATATTGATAGTCCACAAGACGAAAGCATGAGCATGATTTACTATCTTCATGATAGTAGTGGTGCAACAAGGCTTTTCAAAAATTCTTTAAAGCAAGGATTAGGAGATCTAGAAATTGAACAAGAAATAGAAGCAAAAAAGGGACGTTGTTTCATTTTTCCAAGCAACCGTTTCCATGCTAGTTCTAACCCAAGTTCAGATGTTTTAAGAAGAATGATTATTAATTTTGTGTTTACACCACAAAATAATCCACTTTGGTAAACAAACTTCTAAATTAAACTTGACTTTTACGTCAAGACTAAATATAATAGTAGATAGTTGTTAGAGATTATCTACCAACAGGCACATAAAGGCAAAACAAATAGGAGGCTTATATTATGGCAACACTAGCAGAAATCCGTGCAAAATTACGTGAACAAGAAGATCGTAAAGGCGGAGGCAACAAAAACAGCGGCGGCGATAACGCAATTTACCCACATTGGAATATGGCAGAAGGTAGCGAAGCAGTACTTCGTTTTCTTCCTGACTCTGATTCTGATAACGTATTCTTTTGGAAAGAACGTTTGATGATCAAACTTCCATTTGCTGGAATTAAAGGACAAACTGATTCACGTCCTGTAACAGTAAACGTTCCATGTATGGAAATGTATGGCGAATCATGTAACATTCTTAATGAAGTACGTGGTTGGTTTAAAGATCCATCATTGGAAGCACAAGGCAGAAAATATTGGAAAAAACGTTCTTATATTTTCCAAGGCTTTGTAGTAGATAATCCAATTAGTGATGATACTACTCCAGAAAATCCAATTAGACGTTTTATTATTGGACCACAAATCTTTCAAATCATTAAGGGTGCGTTAATGGATCCTGAAATGGAAGAATTGCCAACAGACTATGCAAGAGGTGTAGACTTTAGAATTAAGAAAACTTCTAAAGGTGGATATGCTGATTATTCAACTTCACAATGGTCACGTAGAGAACGTGCAGTAACTGAGATTGAAAAAGCGGCAATTGACGCAAATGGTTTGCATAACTTAAATGACTTTTTACCTAAGAAACCTTCTGAAGTTGAAGTTAAAGTAATGCAGGATATGTTTGAAGCATCAGTAGATGGTGAAGCATATGATCCAGATCGTTTTGGTCAGTACTTTCGTGCTCCAGGCATGAGTGCTCCAACTGGTGATCCAAAGCATACACCAGCGGCTCCGACAGCAACTCCGGCTCCAGCAGTAACACCCGAGCCAGTAGCAGAAGCGGCTCCGGCAGTACAAGAAACTGCTCCGGCGGCAACTAGTGCACCTGAAGGCGACGATAAACCAAGTAGCGAACGTGCTCAAGATATTTTAGCAATGATTCGTAACCGTCAATCGTAAGGAGTAATTATGGCGAAACCATTTGATGTATCAAAGTTTCGTAAAGGTCTCACCAAGTCTATTACAGGACTTGGTGTTGGCTTTAACGATCCAACAGACTGGGTAAGCACAGGCAACTATGCACTAAACTATCTTATTAGTGGCGACTTTCACAAAGGTGTTCCACTAGGTAAGGTTACAGTGTTTGCAGGTGAATCCGGAGCAGGCAAAAGTTATTTTGCTTCAGGTAACATTGTAAAGGCCGCTCAAGATCAAGGTATCTTTGTAGTACTAATCGACTCAGAGAATGCACTTGACGAAAAGTGGTTGAAAGCACTTGGAGTAGATACTGCTGAAGACAAACTAATGCGTCTATCAATGAGTATGATTGATGACGTTGCAAAAACAGTTTCAAACTTTATGGCAGATTATAAAGACGACTTTGGAGATCTTGATTCTTCAGAACGTCCTAAAGTATTGTTTGTAATTGATAGTTTAGGTATGCTACTAACACCAACTGATGTTGATCAGTTTACTAAAGGTGATATGAAAGGTGACATGGGGCGTAAGCCTAAGGCACTGACAGCACTTGTAAGAAACACTGTAAACATGTTTGGTAGTTACAATGTAGGCATGGTAGCAACTAATCACACATACGCATCACAAGATATGTTTGACCCTGATGATAAGATATCAGGCGGTCAAGGATTTGTGTATGCTTCGAGTATTGTTGTTGCAATGAAAAAACTTAAACTTAAAGAAGACCTTGACGGTAAAAAGGTAACTGATGTACGTGGTATTAGAGCCGCTTGTAAGGTAATGAAAACACGTTACGCAAAACCTTTTGAAGGCGTACAAGTAAAGATTCCATACGAAACAGGTATGGATCCATACAGTGGTCTAGTTGCCTCTC